CAAAGACGGCGGCTGCTCCATCAAGCGCTTGATCAGCATGTACCAGTACCGGCCCGACGGCAGCGCGGACGATGCGTTTTTGGACATCAACACCGCCGAGGTGATGGAGCGCATTCGCTACGAGCAGCGCATGGGGGCCATTCAGCGCTTCACGGGCACCGCTGCGGCCAAAAGCAACGAGGGCTACCGCCCAGGCCTGCGCATCACGACCGAAGACAGCGTGCGTGCCTACTTGTTGAGCCTGTACGAAAACGTGCTGATGCGTGAGCGTGGCTGGGTGCAGGCCTATGAGCACTACAAGACCACGCTGGTGGTGGAACAAGACCCCACCAACCCCAGCCGCTTTAACTTTGTGGACCAGCCGGTGGTGCTCAGCCCGTACTACATCTTGGCGGGCCGCGCCAAGTTTTACAAAGCGGTGCCCCAGGCCTGACCCAGGGTAACAACGCGATTGACCAGGCAGGGAACACACCGGACGTGAACCCGGCCTGGGCTGAATTTGAAACTGATTTGAAAGAGGTTTAAACCATGAGCGCGATCAACAACATCCGCACCGTGAGCTGCCCCAGCATTGGCAAGTTGCCACTGGCTGAGAAGCCCGGCACTTTCACGCCCAGCGGCAAAAAACGCGAGCACAAACCAGGCCGCCTGGCCGAAGACGGCGGCTACACCGAAAGCGAAAGCCCCGCCAAGCTGGAGCTGAACCTGAACCTGACGCCCGGCACCGATGTTGATGCGCTCAACGCCATCGTGAACGAAGACGTGACGGTGCGCCTGAACGATGGCTCGGTGTACATGATGGCCCGCGCTTTCCGCAGCGGTGAGCCGGCGGGCATTGGCGATGGCGAGACCAAGCTGACGCTGATGAGCAACAAGAGCGAGAAAATCTGACCATGGCCCGCTACCCCCTGAAGCACCCCCTGAAACTGGGTGAAAGCAGCACGCTGGACAGCCTGACGCTGCGCGACCATGTGATTGCGGCCGACTACCTGGCGTTTGACCAGCGCGGCGGTGTGGCCCAGCGCATGGCCCTGATTGCCAGCGTGGCGGGCACCGATGAAGCCGTGGTGCAAAAGCTGCACGGCGCAGACTATGTGGCGCTGGAGCGCCGGGTGGATGCGCTGATGCAAGCGGCCGAGGTGGAAGCCCTGGCCGACGAGCCCCAAACGGGTGACGCTGGCAAGCCCTTGAGTGAGGCGCAAAAAAAGTGATGCGGGTGGTGCAGGCGGTGATGCTGGTCACCACCGTGATGCACCAGCCCATGCATCTGGTGCGGGCCATGCCCGTGAGTGAATTGATGTTTTGGGCGCGGGCCAGTTTGGCGATGCGCCGTTTGACCCACACACGATCATGAGCGCCTTCACTACCCCCGCTGACCTGCGCATGTTGGACAACTATGCCTGGGAACTGTTAACCGAGTTTGAGTACCACGTCGGCGAGCATCCCAGTGTGGATGTGATCCGCATTCCGGCGGGCACCGTCACCGACCTGGCCAGCGTGCCGCGCATTTTGTGGGCCATTTTTCCGCCTCACGGCAAGTGGGCCAAGGCCGCTATCGTGCACGATTACTTGTACGCCAACGCGGTCAAGACCAAAGACTACGCCGACAAGGTTTTCTTGGAAGCCATGGGCGTGTTGCAAGTGCCCCCAGTGCGCCGCAAGCTGATGTACTGGGCCGTGTGCTTATTTGGGCGGGGGGCTTACCCCTGAAGCGTTTCACCGCCTGACGCAGGGCGCATCAAAACCTAAGCTCCATGCTGGATTAACCGGCATTGGAGCTTTTTTTATGACGAACGCGGCGGTCGATGTTGCCCTGCGGCTGCGGTTGCAAGACCAGGCCACCCCAGGACTGGATAAAGCCGCCGAGCGGGCCGCTGAGCGCGAGCGCAAGACCACCACACAGACCGAGCAGGCCGGGCAACGCCAGCGCACCAGCTACGAGCGCACCAGCCAGGCGCGTGAGGTGCTGGGCGTGCGCAGTGAGCAGCGCATCCAGCGTGAAATCAAAGCGACCGAAGCGGCGTATCAGCGCTTGATGGGGTCGGGCAAGCTGAGCGCCACCGAGCAAGGCCGCGCCCTGGACGCCACCCGCGCCAAGGTGACCGCGCTGACCAACGAAATGGGCAAGCTGACCAGGGCGCAAGAATCAGCGGCACGCGGTGCCAAGGCCTTGCAATACGGCGGCATGGCGGTCGCGGGCGGTGCTGCCGGGGCGTATGCCCTGCGTGCGCCGGTGCAGCACGCCATGGCGGTGGACGAGCGCCTAGCGCACCTGGCCAACACGGCCTACCGTGAGCGCGATGTGCGCGGCAAGCGCGTGGGCATGGACGCCATGCGCAACGCAGTGGACGGCGCGACAGACAAGTTCGGCGGCACCCGCGCCGGGGCCACCGGTGCGCTGGAAGAATTGATGGCCAGCGGCACTATGACGGCGGACGAAGCCATCAAGATGCTGCCCAGCCTGGTCAAAGCGGGCACTGCGGCCAACTCAGACCCCACCCAGTTGGCACAAATCGGCATCCGAGCCATGCAGACGTTCAGGGTGCGGCCTGAAGACATGCCCAACGTACTGAACATGGCGTTGGCCGCTGGGCAGGCAGGCGGCTTTGAGCTGAAAGACATGGCCAAGTGGTTGCCCCAGCAGATGGCGGCGGCGTCGATGAGCGGCATGTCTGGCCGCGAGGGCTTTGCCAAGCTGGCGGCACTCAACCAGGCGGCGGCGATCACGGCGGGCACCAAGGACGAAGCGGGCAACAACGTGGTGAACCTGTTGAGCAAGATCAACAGCAGCGACACGGCCAAGGACGCCGAAAAAATGGGCGTCAACTTGCCGCGCTATTTGCAAGAGCGCCGGGCCAAGGGCGTGGACAGCGTGGACGCCTTTGGTGAGCTGGTGAGCAAAACGGTGGCGGGGCGCGACGATTACAAGGCGCTGCAAAAGCAACTGGCCAACTCCAAAAACGATGGGGAAAAACGCGCCGCCCTGGAGAGCATGGCCACGATTGCCCAGGGCGCGGGCGTGGGCAAGCTGATTCAGGACCGCCAGGCGCTGATGGCCTTGCTGGGCATGATGAACAACCGCGAGTACATGGGCAAGGTGCTGGCCGAAGTGAAGGCCAGCGACCGGGGCGAAGGCGGCGCGATGGACAACAACTTTGAGCTTATCGCGGGCACGGGGGCTTACAAAGCCCGCCGACGGGGCGAGAACGTGCAGGCTGCGCAAGACCGGGCGCTGGGTGACGGCGGCTCGGCACTGGGCCTGCTCAACAGTGGCGTGGCAGATGCGGCGGCCAAGTTCCCGCTGCTGACCGGGGCGACCGTGACGGCCACGGCCGCAATTGCGGCCATGGCCAGCGCAGCCGGGCTGGCGTCTGTGGCCATGGGCGGTCGGGGCGGTGCCGCTGGTGCTGGCGGCGCGATCAGCCGTGCCGCAGGCCGTGCGACCCCTTATTTGCTGCAAGGCGGCAAGCTGCTCAAGGCGGGTGGCATTGCGGGCGTGGCGGCTGGCTTGGGCGGCATGGCGCTGGACGCCGTGACGGACCAAGGCTCGGCCACCAACCGCTACGGCTCGTCGGCCATGACCGGGGCCGCGCTGGGGGCCACGGCAGGGTCGTTCGTGCCGGTCATTGGCACGGCCATCGGCGCGGGCATTGGTGCCTTGGGCGGCTTGGCCGTGCAAGGGGTGCGCGATTTGTTCAAAGACGCTGAGCCACCCCGCATGCAGGGCGAGATCAAAGTGAGCGTGACGGATGACCGGGTGAACGTGTCGCAAAACATGCGGGCCAAGGGCATGGACGCGACCATGACATCGGGCAGCACCGGCAACGTGTGGAACGGAGCGCCTTTATGAGCTGGCATGACCGCCTGAAGACCGCCCAGTGGCGGGGCATGGATTTCTTGACCGACAGTCACGAGGCCAAAGAAGGCCAGCGCCTGGTTGTGCACGAGCTGCCCGGCCGCGATGCCCCCGTGGTGGAGGACCTGGGGGCCAAGGCCCGCAGCT